ATTGTAGCCTTTCGCGTGTGCGCCAGCGCGTTCCACGGGTCTGCCATCTGCAATGGTTCCATCGCGGTCAATCAAGTAATGATAGCCAATATCTGACCAACCTCTGTCCTTATGCCACTTTTTAACCTCTGCAACCTTTGACTTTGTGCTTTGCTCCGATTGCCACTCCGGTCTTGTTGCAGTACAATGTACCACGATCATGTCTATTTGCCGCATTTTTCACATACCTTCTTTTCAGCCCTTGGCGTCTTTCCATTCACATATATGCCGTAAAATCCCGCCCCTGCACCAACAATCACAGATACATAGCCAGCCTGTGCATTTGACGGTGCCTCAAGGCTTATGAACCATTCTGTTGTACGATAAAAAGCAAACCCGTAAAGAGTTATAATAAGGCGAGGCCAGATGCGCCATTTGTCCAGCCACTCAGGGGTTATCATTTCAAACCTCCATATCTACAATCTGGCCCTGCGGTTGCACTCCAGTATTGGATGCACCGAACCTATCATAACTGAGCATTAAATCAAGCTGTGCGCGTTCTAGCGCCTTAGAGAGCTTGTGAGCGCGTAAATGCTCTTTCTGCACCTGTTGCTGCGCCTGATGGTTTTCAACGCTCTCACGCGCTCTCTGAGCGTCTATGGCAAACGGGAGACTTCCTACTGGATCAAGCATTGGCTAACCACACAAATCCGATAAGGCCCGCAAGCAAAACCAAGAACAAAGCTATGCCCGCAACCCACTCTATGATGGCCTGCTTTATTTCCATTCTGCGGAAGTCATGCTCGCGCTTTTGCTTTCTGATCTCTGCCTCTATTCTTAAAAACTCTTGCCAATGCGAGGGGCCAAGTATCGCGGGATGGCTAATGATCTCACGCAACTCATCGCGCATTTGCTGCGCTTTCTTCCTTGCTAAAAAAACCTCCATAGCTTGTGCTTGAGTGCCAGAGCCAAGAGCCTTATACCAAGGTGGTTTTTCAGCCATCTTCTCAGCTTGATCTAACTCTGCCATGCAGCCAGCCCACTGCTGAAGCTGTTGGCCCATGTCTTGCAGATCACGCCCGACTTGGACGCCCTTCTTGAGAAAATTAAAAGCGGCTGTGGCTCCCGCCATCGCGGTAACAGGATCAATCATGTGTCGTAAATCCTCGCGGGGCAGACGTAGTTGGGGGGAACTACATAGCTCTTATCATACCATAAATAAGAAGGCCTGTCATACCCGCAGTCGTAGACACAGACTTGATACAATCCCAAGTTAAAAGATTGGCCCCAAAAAATAGCGACCAGAGCGCACACTACTGTTTTTCTATGTAAGCGCGGATGAATTTTAGATTTTCGTCTATTCTAGCCATCATTACCGCATGATTGTTGACTTGATTACTTAACTCTTTAATCTCAATTTCATGCCGATCAATGTTGCCGGTGTTGTTTTCAACCATGTTCACAACACCAGCTATGTACCAAACCAAAACAAAGGTTTGCGCACCGATACCAGCCAGAAACGCCACGGGAATAGTCTTGGATAAATGCCAGTTGTCGCTCGCCATATTTTCTGCCTCAATAACCATTTGCAATCAGTTTACCGTAGTCACCTGATATTAGTTTCTTTTTAACATATTCAGCGAACTCTTGCGACCCCACTTTTAAACCACTCTCCTTAATCCACATTTCAACAACAACAAAGGGTATAGAACCAACCAAACGCATATCTGACTTGCTGTTATGTCCATCAATATTGCGCTCTTTGTTAAAGTCTAAAATGCTTTGAATATCCTGACTGCGCTGTACAACAACCTTGTCATCTTCCGTGTGCCAAGACGTTTTAAGTATATTATCCATTCTTTTTGGGCCTTCCGCGTTTCTTAGGTGCTTTCCCGCCTTCCCACGCTTCATTTACGTCCGGTGTAGAAGGATCATCGGCTTTCAGCTTTCCCTTACCGTCACGCGCTCGCTTTGGCGTTGCCTTTGTGATTTCCTCACCAAAACCGCTGGCAATAAGCGCCTTTGCTTCTGCCGCTGTAACTTCATATGTTTGGCCCTTTTCAGCTTTTGCGCCGCCAACCCATGTTCTGTCTGTTGTGATTTTAATTTTAACCATGCTCACACCTCAAAATGAAAGGGGGCCGTAGCCCCCAATCTATTATGATGTTGTACAGTCTGCCACGACACCGTGAGCTTTCTGCGAAGTGACCTGTAGGCCATATTCCGCAGAAATCAAACGGCGCTCTGACAAACCAGTTTTTGCAAGAGGCTCTTGCTTTGCGGTTTGCAGGTACGCAACAGCCGCGTAGTTTGGATCAAGCACGAACACATCACGCGCACGAATGTGACGCGCTGGAACGATCTGAAGCTCACCGAAGTCTGAAATATAGACATCAATCGCAGCATTGAGCTTACTGTCTTCTGCTTCCTTATAGCGCGTAGCGTTACCTGTGAAACCAGAGATAGTTTGCTTGTTGAACGATCCACATAGAACAACTGATGGCTCTGCACCGCTATCCCAGCAAGATGCAATGACATTTTTCAGAATAGCTTCTGTAATTGCACGCTGTGTACCATCTGTCGCCGCTGCGTCTGGATAGCCAGCTTCACCAGAACCTGATGTTGTACCACTTGCACCAGAAGTGCCGCGTGAAACATTAGATGTCAAAAACGCTGGTAGACCCGCAGTTTGACGCGCTGTGCCTGATGCACCCGCGCTGCCCGCTACATTGTCCAGAAGCATTTTTTCCATGTCACGCTTCATTTCGGACAACTTATAGGCGACTTGCTTCGCTGTTGTTTGAGCATCCGCAACACCGTTAACCGCTTGGTTGGTTGATGATACTTCAACAACTTTCGCAGAAATCTGTGTGTAGTTACCTTTGCGAACCGCGTTTGTAGGCGCAGTGTTTGAAAGACCAACATCACCTTCAATCTGACGGTTTGCAGCAGCAGCGGCAAGGTCAACTTCACTCCACTCAAAGTAAGTGTTGTCCACGTTGCGTGTGCCGATTGTTGACATGAAAATAGTTTCAGTCGGTGAGATAGACGCAAGCGCAGGCGCTAAGTCTTCTCGTATGGTAGTGACGTCATACGTCTCGTTTGTATTTGCTGTAACAGCCATTGTCTCGTTTCCTTTGACAAAAGTTAAGAGGTAAGCCAGCTTGCAACATCATCAATGCTGCCTGACTTGTTCATTGCCGCCGTTGCCTTTCTCGCTTGGGTAGCTTTTCCAGCGCTCGCCGCTCGTTTGGCTGCTGGCTTCACCACTGGACGCGCTCCCTCTGCCTTTTGCTGGGCAGCGGGTTTGTTAGCCTGTAGTTCTCGCCACTTTAGAGCGTCATTCAAAATCATTACCTCTTCTGCCGTTCTTACAGTACCAATTTGCTCATCAGTAAGCTGGTAATGCTTCTTGGCTTTAGTTGTTACGTCTTGAATGAACTTACTGCGCTTCTCAGGGTTATTAAACTCTGGCATCCATTCAGCTAGGCGCATTGCCTGTTGCTCTAGGAATTGATTGTTTAATTGCTGATTACGCGCTTGCTCTTGTTGCGCTAAATAAGAAGCCTGTTGCTCCCATTGTTGCCGCAACTCTACACCACGACGATGTGCTTCCGCTTGTTCTTGAAATCCAAGAGGGTCGCTATTTCGTAGCTCCTCTGACGGATATTCGGGAACCATAGGGATGCCCTGCGTCTGGACTTGCTGTACCATTTGATACAAGACTTGGCGCTCTTGGTCCACTTGCTGCTGTAACGCTTCAAACTGTTTCTTTTGCTGCGCCACTTCGCTCATGCCCTTTTGGATGTACTTTTGCCCAGAGTATCCACGGGTTAGCTCATCTAAGTCTACCTGCCTCGTCTCACCGTCAACTTTAACAGTGTATAAAACAGGCTCTTCTTGAGCTTCCTGATACTCTTCCTCAACATCCTCATCATATGTCTCATCACCGTCATATGATACGGCGTCATCCTGATCTTGTGCCTCACTCTCAGGCGCATCAGTCCGAATGTCTCCGGTTGCTGATTGCGTTTCGCTTGCTGCATCATCAGAATTATCAGGCGTTTCTAAAATCAAATTATCGGTAACCGCCTGCAAATCATTACCATTGATTGGGTTAGTCGTTTCCACGGTGCTTTCCCTTCCTATTTATGAGCGTGACTGCATCCACATCGGCTTGCAGTGACCGCTCTATTGCGTTTAATGCCCTCAAAATGGCGTGAGCATCCTCACGTTTTTCCACCTCTTGGGCGCTGCTATTTGCGAAAGTCCGTAACTGGGTGTCTCGCAAATTCTTCATGGTTTCTACAAACCACTCATTCTCTAACAGTGACTTTGAGCGCTTTGCCCGTTGCTCAATATCCACCTTGTATTCCCATCATCTGTGCATTGTGCGGGCGCATTGCATCTTGTTCCGCCTTGACACTGGCAACATCAACCGCTGTTCCATATTTGCCAAGTATCTCAGCAACTTTTACCGCCAAGTCTTGCACCATCTCGTCACGCGACAAATCATCATCCATGCCTAATTTGTGCATTTTGTATTGATAGTCCATCTGCGCTTTTTGCATGTCTACCTGCGCCCGCGTCTGCGCCTTCATAGCCTCTGTCTGCATAAATGCTGCGTTTGGATCAGGCTGCTGCGCCGCCATAGCTTGCTGCTGCTGCGCCATCTGCTGCTGTTGCGCCATCATCTGTTGCTCTATCTCCGGCGTCATTGGCATGAAATAACGATCCGCATTCCTTAGACCGCCAATCGCCAGCAAATCTGCCAAAGTGTTCCGTATTTGCGTCAGAGTAACCACACCGTTCATGGGGCCATACTGAGCATAAACTTGCTGCTGTATCTGTAAGGCTTGCTGTAAGGCCGCTGCACGCTCGTTTTCCCTTCCAGTGCCTATACCCACATTAACTATCAAATCCATGTCTGTATCCCACGCTCTGGGGTCCACAGGCACAAATGTACCATTAAGGCGCATAATCTCATCATTGTCAGAATGTTTTACCATCAGATCCAACATCATGCGAAACATCTGACGCATCCCACCCTCTGCAAAGTTACGTGCAATAACTTCTGCCTGACCTGTCTGACCTTCCTGAGATGCTGCAATTGCCGTTGCTGTAGAAGATTTAAGAACATCTGGATCAAGACCCTGCGCCATCTTTGAAACGCCTGTCTTGTTGTCTACCAACTGGTCAAAATATTGCAGCGCAGGTAATGTTTGACCCGCTGTAAACGGCACTGCCATTTCCATGATAGCATTTGGCGCTTTTACCCGCACAATGCGCCCGATCTCATTGTTTAGCAAATCATCAATGGCAACCTGACCATCTACTATTTGCAGCGCTGGGTTGTTGGTCAGTGCCACGTTATCAAGAACACCGCGCAGCATCGCAGTCGCCGCGTCTTGATCGTGAATGACAAGATCAACCAAACTTGTTCCAAAGAAGGCGTGTGGCTCTGGATCACACTCAAATACGGCATACGGGGCGTAATCAGCCTCATAAAAGTTCAGCAGTGTATAGGTAGAGCCAGCGCAGAGAAACTGATACAGACGCGGTACGCCCGTTCCCTCAATATCCAATTCCATATAGGCATTAGTTACCGTTATTTTCTTAGAAGCCGCTGAGATGTTTTCATCATCGCTTTCATCAATAGAATAACCGCGCCGCTCAAACTCTTCCTCATCATCTGTGACGCTATACTCTGAACTGTCTAAACCACCCAAATCATCAATATTGAAACCCATCGCAAGCAAGTCTGACACACGCATTTCTGTGCTATGACCAACTATGTAATAATCATCAATACTGCGAGCATTCCGGTCTACAAAGAAATCCTCTGGCGGTATGCTTTCCAAGCACAAGTCGCCGTTTGGAGTGCTTTTGGCAACCTTTACATCATGCTCTGGCATTTCTATTTCCAAACCAGATTGATCCAGTGAAGCCACCAAACGCATTTCATGCTCTAAAACTTCTACATCATCTGCCTCAACCACCAGCGTGTATTCTTCGTCCGACAGATTTGTAAACGTGTGTATTTCTGTGTCCATTTCCTCTTTATAGTAGACGTATGCAATCCCAGCCTTCTTAACCATAGCATCTTGAAATACGTCATTGAGAACCCGATAGCCGTCATGCTGCTGGAACTTATAGCTGACGTAACTGGTAGCCTGCTCCGCTGCGGCAACGTCCTCTGGACCACGCGGCACAAACTCCACCGGCTTTTCACTTGTAAGGAATATGCGCTGAATGCTTGGCTTTAATCCGCGCACCACCTCACGGCACTTTGTCGCCACAACCCTGCTGCGCCCTTCCTCATAGCCAATATCTACCTTACCGTCAAAGTAGCGTTGAGCCTTGATCCTTTGCGGTGCAATTTCACTGTCTATGAAATCCACTGCATCTTGGATTGCTTTGGAAACAATGCTTTCAATCTGTGTTTGATCTAGTGGTTCTAAACGCATTTATGTCTCCTACTGCGTCAACAAGCCCACGCCCATCATGGGCAAGCCGCTTTCGGGCCTCTGACCTGTCGCTTCCATAACTTGTTGCTCTGTGGGCTTCTGCGCCCCTACACCAAGATAATACATTGCGCGGTTATATGCATAGTCTCTTGCTTCTTGCGAAACTTTGCGACCCATCTGCACTTGACGCATGACATTTAGTGCGCGGATCGCATCATCTGTGCCTACTTCGGTCAACGCTTTTGCAATGTCATTGTAAATAGCCATACGTTGATTTTCGCTAAACTCATCGGTAAGTCCTGTCAGTTCACTTACGAGCTTGCGTGTGGCCTCTAAAGGTTGACCGCGTAGCAATGCCGTAGCTGGGCCTGCCGATGTCATTTCCTCTATGCCTTTTTGCGTTGATTGGCGAATAGCAGTAGCACTATTGCGTGACAAGCCAGCGCGGGTAATTGCAGCCTGCCCGACTTCATCAATTTGACGCAAGAAGTCATCAGTCATATCACCCATCACAGCAGCAATTTTTTCTCTTGCGCTGCCAGATGATGTTAAACGATAAAACGCATCTAACTGACGCGCCTCTAAATCAGGATCGCTAGGAACTGCACGAACATCTTGCAAGATATTACGCACATACTGTGACATTCCCATGCGCAACGCTTCTAACTGCGCCCCTGATGGATCATCACCAAGGGTTTCCATGACATCCTCAATTTTTGTCTGAGGACGCAACAAGTCTTGGCCCATACGGAATGCGTTTTCTTCTGCAATGGTGTTACCACCAAGCGTTACCGCCTCATCGTAAACTCGCGCACCAGTATCAGGATCAACGATACCCTCACCTAACTCTCTGCGCAGATCACTCGCTAGACGAGAATATCTACGCCCTTGTGGTGAAAACTTATATGTTACTGTATCACGATTATTTTCTGCTAACGTCTGCAATGCGCGTTTTACATAATCTAGCTGCTGCACATTCATATCGTTAGTGATTTCCGTAACATTGCCGCTAGCATCCAAACGTACCCGAATTTGCATATTTTGAACGCCATCAGCAAGCATGTCTGCGTTTGCTTCTTCAATGGCTGCTGTAAGTGTTTTCTTATCAATCCGATCAATAACAGACATGATACGCTCGCCAGCGCCACCTGTAGAGTAATCAATCGGCGTATTGTAAGCGCGTGAATAAGCATTATTACGCAAATCTTGTGTACGATTACGAATTTGCCTTACTGCCGCCTGCGGGCCAATCAACGGATCTCCAAGAGTTTCTTGCAGTGTTTGCTCTAGTTGACTTTTTACTGCTTCTGCACGGCGACCTATGTTTGTTGCGACAGTTTGCGCAGGCTCTGGCCCCGCTTGTGCAGCCGCATCTGCTAGTGCTTTTGCAGCAACCCCAGCATCAGCTAACATTCCACTGTCACCTGCGCGTTGAATGTTTTGGATTGCAGTATTTATATCACCACCTTGCGCAAATGCACTTTTAATGACCATTGCTGCTGATCTGCTAATACCTAACGCACTTTGGATTGCTTTTAGCTCAGAGGCTTTGATAAACTCGCCTAACCGATTTGCGCCCTCTGCCGCTAACGGTAAGCCTGTTGCAACCGCTAAACCTGTTCCCGCCGCAATGCCACCAGTTTTTAAACCTTCCGTCAAACGCTGACCACTTTCAGCTTCACCAGATGCTTGTATTCCAGCAGGGATACCAGCACCCGTTGCACCAGCTACGCCTGCGCGGATCACATTCGGCAAACGCCCCATGCTTGGATCACGACCAAATATCTTTGCTAACTCAGGGAAAGCCTTTAAAGCGCGTGACGCATCATATGCTCCAACGCCAGCTTGTATTAAAAATGTTTCCAACGGCTTCTGTGCTGACTGCGCTTTGCGTAACGCATCACTATAGCGCTTGTAATCGCCACCAAACAACTTTTGCACGACTTCATCAGCATATGCGCCTGCTCCAAATCCCATTGCTTGTTGACCAACAACAGCTCTAGCCAAGTTAGGGTTTTCTTGCAGCAGTGCCTGTTGCTGCACGTCTGTAATCATTTGCTCTGTAGACATACCCTCTGCAAACGCCTTTATGCTCTCTGGGTCTGTCGCTGAGTAACCCTCACCAACAAGATACTGTGTACCATCTGGACGCTGCATAACAGCATCCGTACCACGCGCAAGTGGCTTGCCATCCGCGCCTGTAGCAACAACTGCTGCTGTCTTTGGGTCAATCTTATCGGCAAGTTTGTCTGCTTCCGCTTGGGAAGTTGCCGTTACACGAACAATCTTGTCTGTTCCTTGTAAACGAAAGTAAAACGGTTTCTTTTTCTTTTTGCCGTAGAAGGTATCTTTGTCAGCCATAACCGTTCCTTAGAAATTAAGTCTTTCGTTGCCGCCAGCAGTCGTTGTGCTTGAAGTGTTTTTCTCCAGTTCATCACGCTGCTTATTATATTCTTCTGTGCCGTAAAGTGGGTTCAACTGCTTCGCAAACTGCGCTGCTTGGTCTTTCGCATATTGTGTAGCATCAGGCCCAGACGCTGCCAGCATCATCGTTGTAGCTAGTTCACGCGCTGCGCGTTTCTGTGCAACTACCTCTGGTGGATCAAACGGCTGTGGGAAATACTGTTGATTAGCGCTTTCAAATTCACTTTCAGCAATAGCCGCGCCACTTTCACGCCGCAAAATTGCGTTTACAAAAGTACGCCGCGCTTGGTCATATTGTTTAAACTCTGGGCTTGTTAAAGCACCACCAAATACTGGTATTTTGCTGACGAACTGTTCACCCAGACTTGTTCCTAATTGTTCAGTGTTTTCTAAAATGTTATTAGCAAACGTCATGCGTGAACCAAAATCCATTGATCCCGCTTGGGTGTCTGTTTGTTTACCTAGAGCAATAACTGTCCCATCCGATAAAGTAATCGTGCCTTGTGATTGCGCAGTGCTTGGCGCAGTGAAGATAGGTTTACCTGTTTTGCGATCTACAAGAGTATTACCAACAACAACGTAATCACCAGCTTGTGATTTTAGGTACGCACTATAAACATCACCAATCGGCACACCCATTTCAATAGCTTGAGCGTAGGCTTCGCCACCTTCTTGTGACTTTAGCCATTGTAAAGTCTTATTACGTCTTTGCTTGTCTAAACGTCTAGCACCACGCGCCCTGATTTGCTCACCCATGCGCTGTTCTGGCATCAATAAAGGATCAAGCGCAGCGCCAAATCTCTCAAAACCCGTAAGCCCCGTTTCTGGATCAGCTTGACGCATTCTATCAAACATACCTAATAAACCAGTGCGCTGCGGCGCATTTGGGTCCATAACCATATTACGTTCCTTTAATAATGATCCAACACCAACTTCTGGAATAGCACTGAGTGGTTTTCCCGCACTAGGCAAGCCAAATGGAAAGTTACCCGCACGACCATACACATGACTGCCAATTCTTCTCCTATTGGACATACCCTCTGCCCACTTAGGGTTGGAAATATTAGGGTTAAAGAAGTGCGTTGCGCCACCAGTGTTGTCTTCTACTTCCCCTGACAACAATAAGTCTGCAATCTCATAGGCTTTAGAAGAAGGCTTTATTGCGCCCATGTCTTTGCCCTGATCCTTACCAGCAGCATAAAGCAAAGAACCATCAGGGAGCGTTGTTGTGTTCCAAGGGGAAAACTGCGCTGGCGATAATATAACATTTTTTAGCGTACCACCGCCCTGTCGTAGCCTATTCATAATTACGTTGCCAACAGCGAACATATCGCCATCACGCTGATTGCCAGCTTCAGCCATGATAGTTCTTGCTAGTAGCTCGTAATCACTTAGGTTTAGGGCGTCAGTAAGTTGCATTTATCGTCCAAACATTGCCGCTGTTTGCAAATAATTCAAAAATCCGGGCTGGAAGCTGCTAGTTTGACCAGTTGGAACGCCAGCGCCTGTTAAACCGCCAAGAAGTGTGTTCAAGCCACCTTGCGGTGCGCCCGCATATTGTCCAAAACTTTCTTGCCCAGCGCCAATCAAGCCCTGCATGATACCGCGCTGTACTGCGCCCTGCTGTGCTTGTTGTGCTTGAATTGCCTGACCCATGCCAAACTGTTGTTGACCTAGACCCGCTAACCCGCCTGCTGCACCTTGACGAATACCTGCGCCTTGGAACTGCCCACCAAACGTAGCTTGACGCGCCGCCTGTTCGCGTGCGGCTTGTGCTTGGATCGCTTGGTTGATCGCTGCTTGATTTGATAGACCTGCTGCCTGTGTTAATCCAGCTTGTTGCGCTGCACGCGCTGCGTCTTGTTGTGCTGCGGTTAGACCTGCGCCTTGCGTTAAACCAGCTTGCTGTGAAGCTCTCGCTGCTTCTTGTGCTGCCGCTGCCATCGCTGCTTGCTGCTCAAGCTGTGCTTGCTGCATTGTGCGCTGATTAACCGCCTGCATGGAAGCCAGACCAGCTTGCTGCTGTAGTCCCGCTTGCGCTTGTGCGCGTGCGTTGAACGCTGCTTGATTGGCAAGTGTTGCCTGCTGCTCCAACTGAGCCTGTTGTTGCGCAAATTGGTTGGCTGCTTGCATGTTTCCAGCGCGTGCAGCCTGTTCGCGGGCCGCTGCTGCTTCGCGGGCTTGCTGACCAAGTTGACTTGCTTGAAACTCTTGCTGCGATGCCATCGTGCGAGCCGCCTGTGTCTGACCAATGTCAAACTGACCCGCTTGTTGAGCTTGTTGAAACCCAGCCTGCCGCTGTTGCGCTGATAATTGACCTGCCTGACGTAACGCCTCACCCGCCAAAACACCCTCTTGTACCGCTTGACGCGATCCACCAAAGGCACGCGCACGTTGCGCTTGCGCCGCAAGGTTTTCTGATGCCATCTGACGTTGGCGCTCTATGTCAGCCTGCCCCGCCTCAACAACTTGTTGAGTATAAGGGTTCATGTACTGAGAAATGTCCATTGTGCGCAGTTGATCTACGGAAATTTGGCTGGGAGCCTGTGCCGCCTGCACAGCACCTACGCCCCGCATACGCTCTGCTTGTCCAAGCTGCGCCGCTCTTGCACGCTCAATCGGATCAATATTTGCACCACCGTATGTCTGCATGTCACCAATTCGTGCAAACTGTGGCCCACTTGTACGCTCAACAGTCGCGCCGCCGTATGCTGGTGTGCGCTCAACGGCAGCACCACCGTAAGTTGCTGTTGGCCCTGCTTGCGCTGCTTGCATTTGCTGCGGCTGGAAATTAGCAAGCCGACCAAGTGTTTGCTGTGCCTGACCTACAGACGCAGCAGATTGCTGATACACGTTGGGCTGTTGAGGTTGTCCCGCTGCTGATGCACCCATTTCGCTTCTCCTATTTCCCGCTTCTGCCGCCTTGAAGTTCAAGCTCAACAGGTTGATTTTCTGGTGCGCGGGAACCCACTTCACCGGTAACTGGATCTATACCAAAACTTTCACGATACTCCGCCTGCGCTGGGCGCTCTTCTCTGAATTGGCTAATCATGCTTTCCACCATTGGACGCGCTGAATATCCTTGAATACCACCCTCGTATGTCTGTGCTTGTGGCAAATATGACTGATTGCCAGATGTAGGCATACCAAATGCACTTGCCATCAAGTCTGTGCCTTGCATAGATGCCTGCTCTAATGGCGACAGGGCCGCTACCTGCGGGCCATATAACGGTGTATAAGTGTCTTGCAGGGGCGCAAGATCTGTAGCCATCCCAATACCCTGCTGCATTGCTGTTTCAGCAAATCTAGGAACATATGGTTTTTGTGTTTGTGTGCCGCCTTTAGCCATTATTCGGCCTCCTTAACATAATGGGAGTGCATCAGCTTCCATCCCATTGGCTCTAATACTTTCTTCCATCCTACACGACCTGACATCGTACCGCCAGTGCATCCCTGACTTTTAGCCCAAACAGTCATGTCGTCATTCATCTCCTTTAATTGGTCCAACTCACCGCCCGCTAAGAAAATGTTTAGAACCTTCTTTCTAGGATATACCACAATTTCTGTGATCATGCACCCCCTTGGTGCAGGCCAGAATTGCATCTTACTTTCCGCGATACCCTTAACAATGTCCTCAAATTCATGTGTGCCATTGCAGTATTGTAAAGCATCCTCAATATACGGCCTACAACGCGCCAGATCATCACTTAGCACGTAGTCTCCAACAACCATCTTTTGAGACATGTCATTCATCCGTGCAACCTCACTATAGATATAGTTGCTGACGGCGTAGCGGGCGCAAATGCAGTTGCGGCCACTGCTTCCAAATAGCCGCTTGTGCTGTTAGTTGCCCACATGACCTCTATGTAATCTCCTGCGGAAAGTTGCAGTATCGCTGACTTTGTAACGACAAGAGTTGATCCATTTTGGTGCAACGTGTTTTCCATTGCAGATTTGGGAACATCTGTGCCATTAACTCTAACCCAAAACCACATCCTAACAGTTGAGGCAGATGTTGAGGCCATTTGCATTGAATATGTCACAGAATATTGCCCAGCCTCGTCAACGACCAAACGCGAAGCTGGCGTGCCGTTCGTTATTCCTTCAGCCAAATCTTCAGTAAACGTCAGCGCATATGCAGTATTTGTTGATGCCGCCGTTTGATCTGTGCTGATAGTGCCATCGTAATGTCCATCTTCCAGAACAACTTGCCGCCACTCGCCGTTTTTGCTGACAACGGGATACTTATTCTCACGATCCCATAGAATAACGCCATCTTCTGCCGCAGAGGAATACTGGTCTTTTGCATCCAACTGGTTCAGCGCCTTACCTAAAAAGCGCCTAATGTTTTCTGCCCAAGCTCTCGCATCTTCTACAAATGGCGGGACAACTCTCATCTACGCCCACCCTGTCGCGCATCCAGACGCATAATACCAACCCGCCAATCTGCATCCTCTGCACCTTCAACGCGCATTCGCACCTGACGACCTTGGAAGCGCACAGACGTAGGATTGCTCATCGTAAACGGCCCATACTCGCGTTCTTCTGCATTCGGATAGAAGCGTGTCTTGAACTTAGCGTTTACGTCACCCTGCGTCTTTTCGTCTGGGATAAGCTCAACAACATTCATAATGTTTTCGCCCACACCAATCGCAATTGGACCCGTTTCAGCATATGGAGTTGCACTATCGTAATTATAGCCGATCTCATGCTCATACAGCGTGCCATCACTCGCAATGAACATAGGATACCGGAATACGCCGCGATCTATGCCAGCGGTGCGATCCATTGTGCCTGTCATCCAAATGTTTTCCGCAAAGTCATATGCAACGTAGCGATCACATTCTGTGCTATTCTTGCTTGGATAGAACCACCAAATTTCATTCCAAGAGCTATTCACAGTGCAAGAAATCTTAGAGCTTTGATCCCTATTCAAGTCAGAGAATACGTAATCTGCAACTTCGCATGGCACATCCTGTACACGACCACCCGAATACACAAAGAAGCCCCTGCGACCCATCCAGAATACACCATTATCCACTGATGCAGCAGCCCGCGCAGCGATGATACCGCATGATGTACCAACACGCTCAAAGCCATACACAAACGGCGGGCCTTGATATGTCATGCTGTGCGCGTCTTGATCTGTCAAAATCAAAGACTGACCGCGTGTACGCAAGCCTGCAAGGATTCTACCATTAGTCTGAATATTTATGTCACCAGCTTGGTTCGTCGCTGCCGCCGTCCATGTTGTATTATCTTCTTGGTCTGACCACTGGATTTTACGCGGATCACCACCAGCGCCAAAACACACAACAAAGCGCTCCTCAGTAACCATCATGCCAGTGCAGCTTGTTGGCGCATTTGAAACAAGGGCTGCGGGGCTTGCAACATTTAGCTGCCACTCATACAACTTGCCATCGTCTGATGACATTGCCAGCAAATACTCACCCCAATTTTCCAGCGACCAAGTGGTAGCAGTCTGAATTGTTTCTGTATCTGCGCGGGGAATACCGTATTCCTCATTGCCGTAATATCCACCACCATACGCTGTGTTCATAGTGGCATCTACACGGCCCGCTGTTAAGCCGCTTGGAGTGATGTCTGTGGCTGTGTTGTTAGCATTTATTGCGTAGAGAGTATTGTATGTACCAGCAGCAATCTGCCGCGTTCCATCGTTCTCTTCCCATGCAAGCATAGAGCGAACAACGCCATTTAGGTCAATACTGCCGCGCTGCCGCCAACCTCCGATAGGACGCAACGCATCCTCATGCCAGCGAACTAGGTTAATGTCACGCCAGCGACCCTGCGACATGTAATCAGTACCGTTGCGATACTGACCCTTTGGAATTTGAAGTGGGATGAGTGGCATTTACCATGTCTCCCCCATTAAGGTTTCGCAGGCCAATCGTCGTCGTTTAGATTAGGCCAATTTGCATGTGCTGTTATATCACGCAAAGCCTGACGATAAGTTGTCATTTCCGCTGTTAAAGTTACGTCTGTTAGAGCGTAGAAGTCTGTTTCAGCTAGTTTGGCATCGCGTGTCGCACGATTAGCTTCAGCAGTAGCAGCATCTAAACCAGCCTGATACGCCGCCTCATGCTCTGCCTTGGTTGTCGTAACGCCATCCTCTGTGGTGTCAGCAAACATGTCACGGGCGACATACTTCTCAACCCAGTTACCGTTAGCGTCTTGAACAACACCATCACGCACTGACGTTTGGTATTGCCCAACAGTTGCAGCGGGTGACTTTAGCACTGGGTCTAGGTCTAGTGCGTCTAGGGTTGCTGCTTTCCAGACCCGTGGCAAAGACATATTGGGGTTAGCTGCACGCCATTGCCCCTGCGTTTTAACTTCGCCTGTTGTTCTGTTGCGATATTCTGACATGATTGATGATCTCCTGTGTCAGTTGATTATGCTATTGCGTAGAAGATGTAATTACCAGAAGAGGCATTCACTGTAGTGCTATTTACAATAAACCCGCTATTATCTGGATCAATCCAATCATAGCTTGAAACTTCAGCTGCATTAGTATCTAAAAGTAGATAAGGATCATTACCCGCAACAATTCCACGGGCTGAATCCCATAAATACCAACTACCCGAAAAATCAGTACGTTTAATTATTACAAACCTAGCACCTGCACTAAAGCCACAGTCAATAGTTTGGCTTGTATTATTACCTGTATAACTCCCCACCTTGGATATTCCAGCAAGTGAAGCAAACAAATAAGCTATATACGTTTGGTTATTACTATTTACACCGCCGCCATTGCCTAACGTAAAATCAGAAGCAGTCGGTGCTGTGTCATTCCAAAAAGTTGCATCATCACCGGCAGAAAAATTGTAGTCTAAATAAATATAATCTGTTTCAGCATCTGAAGCTATACCTGCATGATAAACAGCCCAACTTCCTGTGCCATTTCTTCTCTTCACCCACATCATTTCTGGGGCAACACCAAGGTTATGGCTTACAGTATGTCCTGCTGATCCATTTCCCGTGTAACAAACGACATCAAAGTAGTTAGGCGCACGTTTCCACATCCATGATCTATAAGCGGACTGGACAGAAGTGGTGTCTAACCACCCATTATTGAAGTCAAAATCGTATGTACTGTTTGTTTGTTCAGAGTCACTTGTGTCTGTGAACATGTATTTGTTTTGTGTCAGTCTAGGCGCTAAATGCCAGTTTGTTGCACCATTTGTTTGTTTAAATAGAGCCGCATCAACTACAAACCCACTGGTAAATGCTGGTGGGTTTGGTGTTGTAGCTCCTTGCGTTTCAGTGGCAAACACATCAGTCGCACTCTCAGGCACAGCCATAGGGCCACGGCGAATGGCTATGTAGATGTAGTTTGTATTCCCGTCCCCATAATTATTATTACTTGGCAGCTTAAACCCTGTTGAAGTTAAACCACCATAATCATATTCCACTTCCGCACCAGAGGTGTTTGCAAAAAGTGCTTCCCATTTACCCCCCGTTGTACTAGAAAGTGTACCTGCTGTCTCCTGAGCAGCCCAACCTCTCATAGTGTCAATAATCCACCAAGGCTGACCACTGTGATTAATGTCTTTAAGTAAGACCCATTGAGGTTCCCATCCAAGGTTTACCTCAACATCGCCACTTACAGGATAAGAAGCAACACCACACTTGATAATATCAGCATCACCATCAGGGCCGAACCCACCGTCACCATCGTTGTGGGCGAATAGGTAGGCTACGTAGTCGTGACCAGTTTTATTAACATTACCATCCGTACCTAACGAAAACACACTGTCTGTAGGTGCTGTATCATTCCAAGTTGTAGAGTCCGTAGTAAAAGCATTAGTACCATTTAATAGTGCTCCTTTAGTAGCTCCTACACTCCTGTGAAAACACATCCAGTTTGTGCCACTTCCGCTTGTTCTCTTGACTACCATAAAACCTGGTGCCGTACCTAAATTATGGCTTATAGTTCTAGCAGTAGAATTTCCGCTGAATGTAACAACATCAAAGAACTTAGGGGCTTTGCGGAATGTCCAAGAGGCGTAACCGACTGTTGTAGTAGAGGAATTCATATAGTTGTTTGCGGTTATCTGATACCCATCTGATAAAAAAAGAGGGGCATCCGTGGTATTAATTCCAGCATCAGACGTATCAGAACTTAGCCAAGATGCATTTCCAGAGCCTCTGCCTATGGAAAGTATATGGCTAAGATTATAAGAATTCCAAGTCCCTCTCGCTTTTGTCCAAACCAGCCCACCCTCACCAGCAAGGTCAATCCCGTTGGTGATCGTTCTAGGGTTACTATTATTGCCAGTGTAGAGGTAGGTGCTGAACACTTCCTCAACATTCAGACCAGCACCGCCAGCAGCACCCGCAGCAGCTTGAAGCAGTTTTTTCTTAGTTGCCATTACTTACCCCAATGCTTGTCCAGCCGTAAATCCGTACCAATTTGTACCGCCATCTCTGGTGTAGAACACGAAAACGTCCTTCGCACTTGCAGTCGCAGTCAGTGTAGGTGCGGTCGCTGAAGGCCAATCTACTGAGCTAGGCCAAGTGACTGTGTAACCGCTTGCAGACGCATCCTGAATAATTTCAAGGCTAAAGCTGTACGCAGTGCCGCTGGCAGGGGGGTTAGAGAACGTAAATGTCGTATTTTCTGTCAGTGTGTGGCTAAATGCGTTACCCGCCTCACAGTCCACCGTAGTGGCGTTAGAGGATGATGTAACCGCACCGTAAGTTTCGTTGTAGCTATCAACAATCAACTCACCAGTAATATCAACATCGCCCGTGTAGCTTGATCCGACCTTTGCATCTAGCTGCGTTTGAATGTTGGACGTAACACCGTCAACATAGTTTAACTCAGCGGTTGTAGCCGTAACGCCATCAAGCAAGTTCAACTCAGCAGCCGTTGAAGTCACCGCTGTGCCGCCCAGCGTAAACGTAGAACTTACAGTCATTGTGGTAAAGGCACCTGTTGATGCAGAAGTTGCGCCGATTGGCGTGCCGTCAATAGTGCCTGAGTTGATGTCTATGCCTGTTACAGAGATCGTACCGTCAAACAAATCATCTGTCTTGTCCCAGTTTGCATTTAGATAGCCACCCCAAGCGTCCTCATCGCCGCCAACGGTAGGCTTCTGAAAGCTATATGTTGTCGTATTTGTCGCCATTTATGCGGCCCTCTCTAAGTAATCTGCCTCTGTCCACGTTGTACTCGGATCAGAAACATCAGTCCATGTTGTTGTCGGATCATCTGCGTCCAGCCATTTGTACCGCGCATTTACAACCGGCGTGAAACCAATGCTGTCAGCCGCAGACATCAACCTTACCCTGTTATACGCTATATCTGGTGAAATTGAAATAGTCGCTGTAGAGTGGCCCACAACATCAATAACGCCGTTTGACGTAAATGTTGTTGTAATCGCTGGGCTTGCAGATACTTGGCGAACAGCCTGATAAGAAATTGTAGGCGTCACCGTTATGCTTGCAGTCGCACTAGCTTCCTCAATGCTAATGTTCTTGCCATACATATAGCTTCCATAAGTATTGAGGCCATAGCCTGCGCGGAAGCCAGCAACCACCTCATACTTTACAGCACTGACAGTTACGATACCCGCAAGGCTTACCGTAGCAGCAGCATCCTTGATAATAACACCAGATGGCTGTGAAGCTGTTGTTGTAATGCTTGCTGTTGAAGATGCCTGCTTTACCGTATCGGCGCTTGCTGTTGCCGAAACGCTTAATGCTACCGTTGCAGAAAACTGCGTTGTCTCCGGCTCACCATATAAACCGGAACCAAAAACACCCGTATCGTATGTTGAGCGTAAACCCATTAAGCTGCTGTTATGTCAAGGTCGCCTGTTGGTATCCTAAATACATCGCCATCATTGATTGCTTTGGCAGTCGTCAATGCCGAATGCACAATCATGTTCCCACCTGTGGACGCATCCATAACACCAATGTGGCTTATTGTACCCCAGTTGCCGCCAGACGCCGCAGAAAACTCCACAGCCGCTGAGTTAGACGCCGTGTCACCGCTTACGGTAAATGTCACCGCAGTGCGTGCATATCCAGTGCCAGTGGATACTTCAGTACCTGCGGAGCCTGTGTCCGTGGGGTCAGATGTGAATAAGGCTATGTACCATGAGGTTGGACGTGTCAGACTATCAGTGGTCAGTAGATACTGAAGCGTGTGCGTTTCAAAAGCATTTGTTAAGGACATGGATTTCTCCGTTAGATATATCTAGGCGTACCATACACCATTTTGTTGTTAGTAGCTAGTAATGATAATTCTGCGTCCAGAACCACCAAACCGCGTGTCATCAGAGGCTTTTTGCAAAGAATTGATTGCGTTTTGATATAGCCCCGCCCACGTTGCAGTGCGTGCGTCATCAAGTAAATACGGCGCAGACTGCATCAAGGTAGCATACAAGTAAACATCAGGCTCATCTTGCAAAAGCCAGTTGTACGTTGTGCTATCACTTAAACTTGGAATGCGCTCATAGTATGCAAGCTGCATTGGATACTCACCAGCAGGCGTTGGAAACACCTCTATAGCCTCACCAATCTGCGTGTAATACTGTGGAACACCTGTTGCATCACTGTTTTCTTCACGGCGCTGCAACATATCCTCTGGACCCACAAAATCTAGCTTGCGCGTCACACCGCCGCTTGTGATGTTAAACCGCAAAGTCTCCAACCAGTTGTTAGGAACCTGCACATACCGGCTATCTAGCGTTGCATCTACCCGCTCTATCATCTTGTAATGACGCAGCTTGCGGTTAATGTCTGTTTCAGCAAGCGTGATGAAATCAGGGATGACTGACGTTAGATCATCACGGTTAAGCCAGTTTGCTATTGCTGTTTTTAGTTCTGAGTATGTTGTTATAGCCATTTAAAACCCCATCGTAAGTAATCCCAGATTTTTACGCTGCTCTGGGGTTAATTGCCTTAATTCTGCCGCCGCACTTCGTATGCCGCTGGACTGAGATGCTCCACTACCAGATCGTACTGTCCCTGTATCTCCGCGTCCGATATTTTGTCCGCTGGCTTGCGATCCAGTAGCCGCTTGTAGGCTTGGCTGAGAATTTTGTCCTGCCGATTTGATAGAGCCGATGTCCTCTCCTGTCCCAAAACCTGAGAAACCCTCATCAAAAACGCGCTGGCTTGCGTCTGCTCGCTGTGCATCTGTTCCACTCCATTTCATTAGAACTACGTCAGGAAACCCTTTGCTTTCATCCCAACCCTCTGCACGCCACTGGCGTAGAAGATCTTCATAAGCAGCTTCCCCGCGCTCTTCTATGTAAAATTCTTTGCTAAATGGTATACGTTTTACTTCCTTAAATCCATACCCGCTGTACACATTTGGCAAGAAACCCTCTGGGAAACGCTTACTTGGGACCGCAAATGCGTTTAATACTGTAGCGCCCTGTTCAATAGCTTTCCCCATAATTGCTGGAGAAGCTACGCCTTTTGCACCTATTTCGTTGCTGATAACCCCAACCAAATCCACTTCGTCTTCGCCCAACTCTGGAATTGGTTTTCCGTCATTCATCCAAGTGTAATCAGGGTTTTTCTTCAATCCAAAGTAGACATCTGCATCACCTAATTGGAAGACCTCAAAATCGCCCTGCTTTGCACCTTGCGTGACATCTTTTGCAGTATATGGTTCCAAAGAAGGCAAAGAAGGATTTCTTTGCAATGCCCTTTCATAATCTACTGGAGCAATACCGCCCCTTATTTTAGGAGTTGATGATGTTCGCCAACCATTGACTAACGCTTGTTCTATCAACTGAGCCTGTCTGGGTTGCTCAATGTTATAATATTGGAGAGCTTCAAAAATGTTACGAGCGCCCTCTGGGGTTATTTCTTCTGTCGGCAGCGCACGACCAAATGAGTAAGCCATTCTTGCTTCATCAACATTGCCAGATTTGTTTATCATTGTTGGACGTGCAGAATATTCTGCCTCAAAACTTGGGAAAAGCAATCCACGCGAAACAGGGTTTTCAAAACGACCTACTACACGACCACCTAATCCTGTATCGTAAGACATATGCTCTGGCAAACCTTCATCTGCTAGATTTAGCAGTCCACGGTTTTTGTCTAACTCTAACAGCAGAAGTGTATCGCCTAAATTACTACCTGCAAACTCTGGCTGTATTGTTGCATCCAAAACCTTTTGAAAATTAGGAACGCCATAATTGTGCATTCTAGGGGCTTGCATTTGCTTTGCTATCGCAGCCCTTTGATCAAAGGTTAAACTTCTCATATATTCGTCAAAATTTGGATGACCAAATCCAATAAAATTCTGCAAGGGCTTTAGGTCTGGGTCTTTTGTTAAAGCTCCGAACTCCCTTATTGTTTGATTTATTGCGCCCAGTGTATCGGGATCAATTCTGCCACTTTCAATGTATGCTTCCAGTGTTCCAAGATAAGCATCATTCACAGATGCATTAGATTGGTGCGCTTTTGGAGCCATCGCAGTGACCGCAACAAAATCACTATCTTTTCCTAATTTAGTAGCACCTTTAGATTGGCTATCAACTAACCAAGCAATATCCGCGTCTGAATATACTTGTTGCAACGGAAACAAAGGCCCACCTTGTAATGGCGTTCTGCGCGTTGTACCTGCCGCATCAATACCCTCGTAAAATTCACCCGCCCTAGTCAAATCTGCCGGTGTTGGGCTTATTTTTGCTCCGACTAGATCTCTAGGATCTATAACTTCTACATCTGCATAGGGCGTAACCTCACCCGCAGGCGTATCTTTAACTGACTTTGCCCCAACAGATTGCGCTTGCTTTCCACGCTGAAACGCCTCTAACACCCCACGCGGATCACCCCCTGCAACGGAACGTGCAGCGTAAGTAGCATCAGACAAGATACCTTGCCCTATATCTACTGCTGCATCTATAGATGGTGTAGAGAATGTTTCAAGCAGTCCAGCAGGCGCAGCCAAGTAACCCATGCGAACCAATGCCGCAGGCGCAAGGCTCATAGCCATTTCTAAGCCCATGTCGCCAGCAGCGCGTAATCTTGCCTCTCTCGTTTGCTCTGGGTCAAACACAACACCGCCCGCCGACATTGCGTTACCCATTGCTTGAACGGGATTTGCTTCTGCAATAAATTCGGCAGCAGGGCGCAAGTTAGGTGGAATAAAATACTCTACGGCATCGCCAACTGTTTCGTCCAGCCATCTACGCCGTTTCTGACCGGCTTCACGGGAGAAAAATTCAAGTAAGTTCATTGCAATCCCGTTTTTGTCTCACAAAATATTTACTGATTTTTCCAACCATCAGTACAATAACCCTTGATTGTTACGCTCTGCCTGCTGTTGTGATAGCATATTGTACCCCAATAAACCACCAATAGGCACCGCCGCCATAATGCTTGGATCATACGCATCCCTAAACGCGGCAAATCTACTTTTTATTACCGCCGGATCACCAGCCGTCCTATCAACCAACATTATGTTGCTTATGTTTTCCGGCTTAAACTTAGGGTCAGGAACATATGTTTCGCTGCGCTTTACACCCTCTATCATGTTTACATACGGAATATTAGTATAACCCTTATCCGTTAGTTCCTTACGGAAAACATCTAGTGCAGTATCTAAATCTAAATTGCGAGCATCAGCAAATTCATTCAAAACCGCTCTTACACCGTCCTCTGATAAGACTGTTTTACCGTCAATCTCAAAGCTCTGCGAAGAATGTGAAACGTCTGGATCTATGCCAAATTCTTTAAAATCTTTGATCTCAAAAGGTTTATCTGTGCGTAATTGCAGCGGCAAAGTCATACCAGTATCCTTGCGAAGCAAAGTGAGATCACGATCTATGTCCTCTCTTGAACCCGTACCGACTTGCACTCTATAACGATCTTCTGCCTGCGCGGGCGTGCCAACGTGAACACCCAGCCGATCAAATCTTGAAGGGCTATCTGACGGCGGTCTAAGAACATCACCGATCATCCGATTGCTCTTCATAAAATGGTATGCTTCTTCTGGGAAAAGATCCCTGACATCTGCTTGTGTCATTCCAGATGGCGCTGCGAATGTTTCGGCAAGTGCTTGTGGGGCTGTTAAGTATCCCATTTTAGCCAATGCAGCCGGTGTTACCGTCATTGCTATCTCTACGCCCATATCCAAAGCTGCACGCTTCCTAGCTTCCGCTGTAGCCTCTGGATCAAACAAAACCCCTCCGGCTTGCATTGCATCGCTCATGCTTTGAATGGGGTTCATTTGAGCAACAGTTTCTACTGCTGGACGCAAATTTGGTGGAGTGAGGTAAGTAAAAAGATCAGTGACCGCCTCATCCAACGCTCTACGGCGTTGCTGCCCAGCCTCACGGGAAAAGAAGTCTAAAATACCCATTACCATTTAACCTTGTTCGCTACAGCTTCACACATCCGTACAAAATCTTCTTGCCCGTATTGCTGTTTACACATGTTTACCATTTTATGAACAAGTTGAATATTCTCTTTGATATAACCAAATTGGTTATCAATCCTGTCAATAGAGGCATCTACTTTGTGCGGGTGTCCTGTTTCTGGAAAATCAATGCACCAACCAGTTAAGGCGCAAGTGCCACCCTGCTCATCCATAACGTCTGCAACATCATCAATGGTGATAAAAAAATCTATGTTGCGCAATGCCGCTTGCGTTTGAAACTTATTAAACCAAGAAACTCTGATACCGCGATGCCAACCTCGGTTGCAATTTTCTGTCACCTTATTAGAGCATGATTTGCACGTCTTACCCTCTCTCAAAGAGGCTTCTGCATACCATTTCCGCAAGTACGTCTGCTGTGCGCCACATGAAGGGCAATCTTTTGCAAATCGCCCATTGTCTAACTTCATCACTTCCATGACATTTCCCACTTAACGCGGTTGCTCCAGTATGCCGCGCTCATCTTGCCCTTCGCTATATTCTTGGCATGTCTTGCTTTGAAGGATTTGGCGCGTTTTGTCATTGTCTTATCACCGGTCTTGCCCTGCTGCCCAAAGCGGATTGTCTTAACCTTGTCACCTTCCTTCGCCACAACAACGTGCGACTTGGTTTTGTGATTAGGCGTGCGCTTCGGCTTGTTATAACCAGAAACGCCAGCGCGGGCTAAACGCGGGTCTTTCGGCATTAGAAAAAACCACCTCTAAATTGCTGCCTGCTACGAATGCTTTCACCAAACCTACGATACATGTCAGGTTCTGTCGCCCTTAAATAATCTGCCATACCTGCGCCTTGCTCTTGATCCATTATTGCCTCTATTTCTGGCGCATACCGGAAGTCAGGAACGTCAACGCCGGAAATGGTATCCGCTAAGTTTCCAAGCATACTAATACTACCACCACCGCTATATTGACCACCGGACGCATATCTGCCGCCCCTGTCAGACATATCAGAATAATCCCGATAGCCTAGAAACTGGGGAAGAAAGCCTCTATCAGATCCACCGCTATCGCCGCGCAAAAATGAAAACAAACCTGCGCGGGGGCGCATTTCCATTGTCTGCTGATCGTATAAATCTCTCGCTGCCCGCCCTCGCTGCTGACCAATAACGTAACCCGTGCGCTGGTAATACTCTGGGGTGCGATCCCTTAACCCAAGACCCATTAGAAGGCTATTCATTAAGCCTATTGGCTGTGCGCCCCTGTCCTCATCATCTTCACGTCTGTCTGTTGGTGACGGGCTAATTCCTTCTGGACGCGCTCTTGGCCTCAACATCGTTACTTCCTTTTCTTAGCAGTCTTGCGCTTTTTTGCTTTTGAAACAGCTTTCAAATCCGCGCCAGTAATCTTCTTCCGATCACCTGCCATTGCAGCCAATCTCTTTTGTTTGGGCGTATACTTGGAGTATGGCATATCAACCCTTTGCTAAACAACGTCCCGCCATTGCACACTTGTTTGGCGTAGGGCAATTTTTGCAGGGTTTGAAGTTTTTAGCTGAACTATACTTATCAGTTTTCATTTTTTTCTCTTCTTTGCTGTTTTTGCTGCTGCTTTAAATGCTGCCGCCGTAGGCGCACCTTTAGATCCAACCTTACGCATTTTCTAGCCAGACCCAGCAGCAATACGCTTACGTTTAGCATGGATGTTGGAATACAAACCTTTTTTGGGCATGGGCAACTCCTATAGATGGTCGCACCTTACCACACTACGCCAAGCCGCGCAAATTCCTTCTTATCGGCTCGCCCCAATCGGACTGTTTCCGATAGCCAACCGCCAGATACCTAAACGCATCAGCGCCGTGTGACGTCCAATCGTGCAGCGGTCTACCCCGCCAAGTCTTTAGTTTTTCATCAAAGTCTCTACGATACTGCCGCAATGCCTCTACGCCCCTTGCGCAGTTGTCAGCATCAAACCAGCATCTGGGGATCATGGTACGCGCAGCCTGTATGCCGTCCTCTACCGCTAGTTTTGGCGCAATCTCAATGTTCCGTATGCCCAGCGCGTCAAGCGTTTCAAGCCTGCTTTTTCCCGTTCCCAACTCTTTGACTTGAACATCGTGCGGCAGAATGTGTTGCTCGTAATGGTATTCTTTGTCCAAGAGAACTTTCGCATAGTGATCTAATCCAACCCCGCTGTTTTCGTAATAATCTATAATCCTGATTTCTTGGCCCACAAACTGCGCAAAAAATATTGCAGTGGAATCTCCAATTCCCAAGTCCCATGCAGTAATGACAGATGCAGCCCGATCATAAGGCACACGGGTTATTCTGCCTTCTTCCGTAGCCTCTTTCATCTCTTTAGCATAAAAAGCACCTTGAATAGCCGCTTCAAAGCTGCACTCAAACTCTTGCTCGTAGCGATCTTCGCCCATAGTGCGCTTGGCTTCTTCAAGTTCTTCCTGATCCAAAATTGATGTCTGTGATGCCTTGAACATTGCCGTGAACCAATTCGGATCATCTTGCGCCTCATGCCACAGTTCCCAAAATTCGTTACGCCCTTTAGGAGTTGAAATAAATGTGGCTTTACCTTTTCTGTCAGCTAATGATGGTCTAATTACGGTAGTCCAAGCGGATGCTGGGAAGTCACTATGCTCATCACAAACTACTGCATCGTAATAAAGACCGCGCATTGCATTGTAGTTATCCGCACCAAACAGACGAAAGCGTGATCCATTTAGGAAGTCTATGCGCAATTCGCTGTGGTTTACTTTTATCTCTGGGATGTCTCTGGTGAACTCTAGGGCATAATCCCATGCAACTGCTTTAGCTTGGGAAAGGTATGGAGCAATGTATGCCACCCTCACGTTTGGGCGATCTATCTCAAAGCAAGACCGGATAAGATCATTGATAGCTGCTACCGTTTTGCCAAAGCGTCTATGAGCTACGATGATAGCAAAGCGTTCTTTTCTGTTGTGGAAGGCTTTGATTTGTTCACGCGGCTTGTAGTTTATCTCTTGGTCTACTTCAACTATTCGCGCCATTTGAGCCTGACTACATGCTGCACTTCACCCTCAACGTCTGCTTTGACTTGCAGCGGTAGTACCTTACCCATGAGGCTAATGAATGCTGCTGGGTTTTCATGCGCTTGATGTTCTAAGTATGAAACGATGCCAACCTGACCGTATTTGTTACCTGCAAGCTCTGCCGCCATTAGGATACTGTCTTTGAGTAGCTTTGTGCTTTTGTTTGGCGTCCCTTTAGGTCTGCCTTTTCCAGCCGCAGGCGGTCTTTTCTTCACTACTTTTGTGTCGCCGTTCTCTATTTGTCCCATAGTACCGTCCATATTGGGTGCGTCTATATGTGGTATATATTAGTGCATATGAGGATAAAATAAAAGACCCTCTGAACATACCCGAACATCCAGAGGGTCAGTTGTGGGCAGTATGGAACTTTCAACAGGGAGGATTGAATAAGCCCACGCGAACTATAGCACATTTTAACAATAAAAAAACCCCCCACGTTAAAGGAAAGAACGCGAGGGGAATATCAGTCGGAGGACAGTCTCTATAAAGAGTACCTATATCCTATCAAGAACTTTGTTGTGAGACAAGTATTCTAAGTATGGCTGTAGATGCGCCTCTGTAATCATTCCAAGATCCAGCAGCTTCTGAGCCATCGTGCCTCTGATGTATGTCTCTGACACCGGCTCGCCGTTTTTAATGCGGGCAGCGTTTATCTTTAATGTGTCAGGCTTCCACGGGGCGCTGCTTACTGTGCGTGTAGATGCAGATGTCATAGACTTAGAAACTGCTGCGCTGATTTCTGCTGATGTAGGCCAAGAGCGTGACTTGTGCGCCTCTTTTAGTTTCAGCATTGCGCGATCCATTGTGCCGCGAATATGATCTTCATTTGTGTCGTTAGGGAACTTCTGGTTAATCAGGCGACAAATACCCTCTACCTCTGCCTGCGCACGTTTCTCATCTTCTAAGTGCTTTGGAATAGCGTAAGTGCCAAGGATGTTCATTAGCTCATTACGGATTAGCTGTATTCTTGCATCATAGTTCATAGCATTATACCTCATCTGCCCAGCGCTCACCGTTTAGCCAAGTAGCTAGGTGAGGCATATATTGTTTGTCTTTACCGTCTAGTGTTGAAACGTATACTTCCAGTTTAGGCAACAGATCAAAGAAGTCTATCTTCTTAGAAGCTGATACATATGCTTTTCTGGCCTGCCCCTTTCCGACCTTTCTTGGATACATTTCCCACAACTGGTCAAAGTAATAATTCACCTCATCATCCTTTGATGATGTATTAGTATTTGGTTTACTATCTGATTTACTATCTGGTATAGGTTCGCCCTTTTGGGCATTTCCATTTGCCTTTTTGGGCAATTCCATTTGACCTGTAGGGCAATACCATTTTGTTCTATCGTATCCAACTTTGTTAAAGTTACCAACTAAGACCAAATCACACTCTATTAACTTCTCTAAAGCAGTTCTAATTTGCTTTTGACTTAGGTAAGAAAACAGTTCCTCAAAAGCTCTCATACTATTATATGTCCAGTGACGGCCCTCATGGAAATGCTTGTCATTAGCTTGATTTTTCTCAACCCAGAATAATAAATTCTGATAAATCACTGCGGCATTTACACCAACCTTTGCTGCAATCTTTGGATCAAATGAATGTAAAGCCATTATATCCACTCCAAACAAACATAATTTTTTTCTTCTTCTGTCCAGTATAGGTCAAAAACCTGAAAATTTGGGTCGTCGTGCAGCGTCACAAACCTATGTTCATCGCCAAAATTCCCGACCGTCCTCTCAATTCTGTGATGAGTGAAATCCGCAACCTTCTCTATGTAATCAAATGATGCCTTGTATCCCTCACCATAAGGACACTCAGCAAGTACCATCAATAAACGAAACTCGCTATCATCAATCAATGCACCTAAAGACATTACATTTGCTATTAATCTTGATGAAGACATTTCTTCACTCCTTGTTTTTTGGAGCAGGGTGTTCTATCATTACCCTGCGGTTTGAGACATTCGCACTGTAACATAGTTACAACTTCTTACAAAGACCCGTTGCTCTGTCAGGCGCGGGTCTTTTCCTATTCTACATCCATTAAATAATCAGACAAGACTTTTACAGTGTCATAAGTCACATTTCCCACGCCATCCCTGACACGGTATATTGTGAACCTACTTAAACCCGTTGCTTCCGAAATTTTTGAGGCTTGCCGATCCCGCAACAGACGCTGGATGTGTTCTAAGGTGTACATCATTTTACTATTCATGCGCTTTCCTTTTTTACAACATTGGGGTTGTATGTACGATACATTGATGATATATGCAAGACACAAACATAAAAAAGAGGACATCATGCACAAGCATCCAACACCACTTAAAATCAAAAACGCTATCTTGATTGAGATGATCAAAACAGCGACCGACAATAACATCTCTCCAGCGATCACTGTTCAGATGTTTCAAGCTCTTGACGCTGGTATAAAAAGAGCCAACAGAGAGCATGACGAAATTGCGGAGATCCTCAATGCCTAAACAATTACCTGCCCGCCTCAAAGAAATATTGGCTGAAATAAATCTCACAGAGCGTCAGGCTGTGTGGGACTGTCATGGAACACCAGTTGTGCTGCACAAAGCACTTGAGAAAGTCGCAGCGCATTATAAGGTCAAATTTGATACACCGCAGATCATAGCGTGTGACGTGGCTGCGAAAGAAGCAGTTATATGCGTCACAGGCCACATGGGAGAGGCTACAGAGTGGTCTATTGGTGAAGCGGCACCATACAACAACAAAAATAGTTACCCTTTTGCTATGGCTGAAAAACGCGCCAAAGATAGGGTTATTCTTAAACTGGTCGGGTTACACGGGGAAGTGTACTCTGAAGAAGAAGCTGACGATTTCAAAGCAGCAAAACCAGCATCACCAGCAATGGAATTAGATCTGAAGGCGCGAGTAGATGCTGCGCTGACATTCTATGAAAATTGTGATGCACAGCGCTTTGCTGACAATGAGGGTCGCTTTAAGAAACTGATAAACAGCGTTGGTCTGGAAGAGATAGAATACAACGCACTGATTGATGCCCATGACAAAAGAAAGTTGGAGTTAATGATATGAAAGTATGCACTATTATCGGGCGTGTCACCAAAGACAGTCAAATTCAAGAGAACGAGAGAGGGGGATTTCTCAAGTTTTCAGTCGCAGTTGATGATGGCTATGGAGCAAATAAAGGCACGATCTTCTTTGACGTTGACTATAACCGAACAGGAATTGCCCAGTATGTTACAAAAGGGAAACAAGTAGGCGTATCGGGTGAGCTAAAGACCCGCGAATACAACGGCAAAACCTACATCAGCATTCGCGCCAATGACGTTAAGCTGATCGGTGGTGGTCAACAGCGTGGGCAAGTGTCACACACTGAGCATGAACCCCAGCGCATGGCAGAGGGTCAGAAATTGCCAGAAGATGACTTAGACCAGATACCTTTCTGATGATTAAGTTACAGATGGAACTGAGGAATGGGCAGCTAATGCCCGTTTCTCGCTATGATGCAGAGCGTATGGAAGATTACCCAGACGGCACTTTGTTTGATCTAAGTAATACAGGTAAACGCTCCAACCCGCACCATAATTTCTATTGGTCAACGCTGCGCAGGGTGGCTAGGGATACCGGCAAATGGCCCACAGAGCATCACCTGCACGATGAGCTAAAAATCGCGTGTGGTTATGTGCGGATTAAGCTATCTGCGCTGAACGGTGAACTGGTAAACATACCTGACAGCATCAGCTTTGATAAAATGAACCAAACTGAGTTTAACAAATTCTTTGAATTGGCAATGGCAAAGCTGGCAGAGGGAATAGGATATGACCCACTGGGAACTTAGCGATGAGATGGTGCAGCGCGAGTTAGACTTGTGTGCGCGTCTAGGTAAGAAGTGGAGATGCACAGTAGAGATGCAGCACAAGTACAGTGTGTTTGATGCTGTAGCCCACAAAGACAACAAGCCGCAAGCATTCGTAGAATTACGCATCATCAATTACGCTTTCTATGACCTGCCAGACATTATGATAAGTTTGACAAAATGCACTGCCGGTAAAAACCAAACTGAGATAACAGGACTTCCTAGCCTATTTGTGGTACACTGGAAAATAGACGATACCATTGGCTACATAGACATCAATAAGACTTACCACGGTGAGCCAGATTACAGGGTGTCAAAGAAGGGCATGAACAGACTGAATGATGAGGGAGAAATAGAAGTATGCCGCCATGTCAGAACGTCACAATTTAAGGTGCTAGCAAACATATGATCATGCGACCAATAGAGCAATCTTGCAAAAAGTGTGGTGCGGCGGCGGGTGATTATTGCAAACATAGCAATGTTACCAAACCTAAAACCGCTGCATATGGTCGGTTTGAGATGTCTGAATACTCTATGAAAGCAATAAATGAATGGCTACGGATGCAAGATGACGAACTTAGCTAAACGCCCACCTCTTGGCCTCAAACAACCAAAGGCAAAGAAGGATGAAAAGTACCTCAGAGCAATCAGAGAGCAGCCATGCTGCATCTGCCAAGCGTTCAATGAAGTCCAGCAATCACCGACCACAGCCCATCACCCTATCCATGATCGTCATGGAACCAGAAAACGACCGGATGAAACTGCGATGCCGCTTTGCGAAGGGCATCACCAAGGTCTTTGGGATGATACGAAAATAGCAATCCACAAAGAGCCTAAACTTTGGCGTGAGAAATACGGCCCTGATTGGTTGTATTCAGAAAGGAAAGAAAATGAGTGATGAAACATTAACAATAGTAGAATTTGTGGCTTACTTAAATTGCCTTTCGGATAGTGAATTTACTGAAGAAATGCACAAATGCTTTGATTATGAAGATTTTGATTTGACCAATGAAGAACTCATAGAGGCAATTGTTGATCGTGCGAACAAAATCCTCACTCTGATGCGGGCTGAAAGAAAGACGGTCGCAGTAGATGACGTTGTTGATTGGTTATTAAATGACAAGCCCCTGCCAGATCATACATCTGCGTCAGTCCAAGACACTGATATGTAAAGCACTGGCCCACGGTCAGGGTGACAGAACGTCTTTTTTATTCTCATGCTAGTCACTTGCTTATCATCAGCGAATATAGTCCCTGAGAGGCCATCTAAGGCGATCTTAGCTATGTTATCCACGTCAGGCGTACTCATGTGACTTATCGCACCGTATTCGGCCTCAAGGCGCTTTATTTTGGACCATGACTTGGGGATGTCCATAAAAGCAATAACCTCAACCGCAACCGGCCTGCTGGTCTGGTCAATGTTGTGCTTTGCCATCTCTGCCCATGCAGCCGCATGAATACGCCGCTCATACTCTTTTGTTTTCTGAGGGGTGTATGTATGACCCGCTTTGGTAAAGCGCGGTCTGCCCTTGCCAATCGGTTGTCCCGATATTTCTAGCTCTATTTGGTACATCTTGTGCCTGTCAAAATAGTAACCTCTATATTTTGCGACCTTAGTTGTTATTAACTTTCTTTGCAAATACCTCTTGCAATGTATTACGCAAGATACTATATTATACATATATCAGTAAGGAGAAACGCAAATGTTTAAATCTGCAACCATCATTAAAGCACCATCAGGACGCTATATTTTTGTTGGACGCGTTCACGCCAATCTTTGCAACAAAAGCTATGCAACTTTGGAAGATGCTAAAGTTGCCGCGATTGATTGCATGATGGAAATCGGCGAAACCTTTTCTGTAAAGGTGGCAGCATGAGCTACAACTGCCCCAAGTGCCGCGATACAAAGCGGCACACATACACCCGCCGCGCAGACGCTTTCAGTGATGAGATCACAGTGCATGAACGCTGTGAATGCGATACCAGCATGTCAGACCGCGAATTGCAGCTTATTACCGGCACGCTGGATAGCGAAGTCATCTACAATAATGAAGAGCAAAACGCAGCTTTGCTAGAGAAGCTGTTTACAGGCAAATGCCAGCAGACCAAGATGCTGTATGCCAAAAGATACGGGATTTACGCTTATGAAAATTAATAGACAGGATTGGGCAATCTTTGCTTTAGTGGTCGTTATGGCGGCTGTGTTTGTAGCAGGTATCAGCGCGGGATGGTGGCTATGATTGAGTTTTTCACAGTCCTAATGATTGACTATGAAATGGCGTCATTCAATTCAGCACCGCTTGCATCCATCGTCTACGCCACAGAGAGCCACTGTCAGCAAGTTATGGATCAGGGCTTGGCTGACCCGATCTATGATCACATTGTCAAGCTCTACGGCAATGACATTTACATGACGTGCGTGGAAACTAATGTTGTTTCCTCTGCAATCAGACCAAGGAGTAGACCATGACTGAGAAATGTATGTACTGCGAGAATGACGCCCTGATAAAACATCAGGATTTTGAGTTATACTGTGGGCAATGTTGGATGAGAAAGGAATATGAAGATGCTAGAACTCACACCCCACGATCACGCACTTTTACGTCATCTCAAGCGGGAGGAAGAACGATGTCTGGACGCTTACCTTCGCACAGGTACAAAACACCCTAACGTCCAGCAAGACCTGTGGAGAGCGCGTAAAGAGCTAGAAAACTTTGTGCGCAGTTTGCGAGTAGAAGGAAAAAAAATATGATGAATGAAGAAAGTTTATTATCCAACCTCAACAGCATGAAGCGTGATGCTGTTCTTTGTAATAAAAGGGCTGGATTTGGTGCCGTACCGTTTACAAAATATCATGCGGCACAAAAACACAATTTTGACCAAAACAAGCCAAAACCAACTGAAACATGGGATGAACTAAACAAGCGCCATGAGCGCGAGAAAAAAGAACTCATAGAACAGATGAGCAAGTGGGGCTATTCCCAATCAGAAGCCGCACGGGAATTAGGAATGACTGCTAGTCAGTTGAACAATTACATTATCCGCAATGACATAAAGTGGATAGTAACTCTGAGATAAATCGTGAGAAACAGGGGGTAATGCGAAGACCAAAACCACAAACTCAGTGGAGCAGTTTACACCTAGAATGTTAAGTTATTCCCTGTTTCCCAAAATCAGATAAACACAAGATTTTCTAAGAAGCAAGACGCTAAGATGCGTCACAAAGCCTTTCATACTGTTCATTGTGAACAATTGTGTCGGTCAACAATTGAGGATCTTTTCTCAGCAACCAAGATGTCACTTCTTCATCAGCAAAGTAATGTGGCTTTGCAATATCGCAATAACCATTAACCGTCACGCTTGCGCACCCACTTATCAGCGCGGGTAAGCAAAGCGTCATCATCCAAACTTTTAACTTCATTTTCTACATCCTTTGCAGTCAGCATATCGTCTATGCGCCGCTGTGTCGCCTTCATACGCACTTTCTGAGCGCCATTTGCCGCACCCTTCAAGTAAACCATTAACATCGCCCCAAGGACCGCTACAGCCGCGTATGCGTACAGTTTAAGACGTGCCAGCATAAACATTAGCGATCACCCTGTTTCCACTTCTTGGTGCGCTCCACATCAATGACGCCAGTACCAATTAAAATGACAATAGCAAGACCGCCTAAGATCAACAGCTTTTGCCAATCCATGCCGCCAATTGTACCGACTAGAGGTGTAGCCAAACCAGCAATTTTTGTAATCTGTGATGCCTGTATGGTCTTGGACTGTGCCAAAGATTTGCGGGGTTCTTTTGCCGGTGTTTTGTCTTGCTTAATCCATCGCTGAACTTTGAAGGTCGGACAAGCCTTTGTAACATTTGGCAGATCATTATGACCAATAACTTGATTGATGTTTGGAAACTCCATTTGCAACTGAGCAATCAGCCTGCGCAACGCCCGATCTTGCGCGTCAGTGAAGTTTTCCTCAAACTCATCATTTGCTGTTCCACCATGACCACCAAAAACTGCAATCCCAATAGAATTTGAATTGTAGCCTTTCGCGTGTGCGCCAGCGCGTTCCACGGGTCTGCCATCTGCAATGGTTCCATCGCGGTCAATCAAGTAATGATAGCCAATATCTGACCAACCTCTGTCCTTATGCCACTTTTTAACC